TGGTTTTGACTAATACTAGAAGTCTGAAAAATAGGAGAGCCAGTAGAAAACCCATCAGCAGATATAAAGTTATCATTGACGAGAGGTTCACTGGCCTCCGTCAGAAGAAGGCTAGTATCTTCTTGAAGGACTCTACTGCTCATCCCTATGCCCCTTTATGCAGGGTCAGGGATACCGATAGTAAACGACCCAAGAGAGAAGGTGTTACCGGGGGTGACTACCTGACTTGTCGTTAACCCACCAGTGGCCAGAAGGCGGCTATTCACAGTATCCACAATGGCGTAGTGAGTAGCAGTACCATTGCCAGTTACCGACCCATCAGACACAGCAGCTACAACTACCTCACGACCACCACCTGTGCGGTCTTGGGGCGCACCAATCGAAAGAGATGTGCTATTCCCTAGAGCATAAGTTGAGTTAGCTTCGGTGTAGGTTGTGGCCTCTTGGCTTGTAATCAGAATTTTATTAGCTTCTGTATCAAGAACCGTTAGGCCATTGTCAAATACACGATCATTAAGGCTTGCCATTACGCTTCTGGCTCCTGTGTTTGAGGCTGATTGATTTCTGGGTTGTATTCCAGTTCAGCAATAGCCATAAGATCACTGATAACCTCTGGGTGGTTGCTAACGTCGATATTAGCACCATTAAGGTTACGTAGGAATGCTGCAATCTCACGAAGATCGTGGGGTGCTACATCACCAGCCTCAATAGTCGGCATCAGGTCATAGGGCAGACCGTTCAACTCCCAGAGACGCTCGACCAACTGCTTGTTGAGAACGTCCACGATTGCTTGGATGTAACTCTCAAGCGCACGGAGGAACAGGTCTGTCTTCGACTTGGAGAGGGCATAGGAACCACCCTGCGATCCAAGAAGAAGAAACTCAGAAAGGACACTACGAGCAATGTCATGCTGATAACGACGAACAATGGGGTCGATTTCGATATTACGGGTCCCAGAGGACGACATCAACTCAATATCAACCAAACGGTTGTTGCTTAGTTTACCTTCAGTGTCAGTATAGACATCAGATGGCAGAATGATGTAACCTTGTTCATTGAACTTCACATCACGGAGGATAGTCTGTAGATTAGACACAAACTGCGACTGAGCGGCAGTGGCATCAGGTCCAAGGTATTCAGCAGGAACACGGGCCACTGGGATACCAGCAAGTTCACGTTCTACTGCGATAGCCTCAATCATCTGGAGGTTATTCAGAAACTCGTAAGACGTATAAGCATTACGGAGAATAGAACGACCCGAGGGGTCACCATTCAGACTGGTTGTGCGGTAATACAACGATTTATTTGCTGGGATGTAATTCTTGGTATTAACAAAGTTACCAACAGACTGTTCAATACCCAGAACAGTGCCAGTGGTGACATCTACATCAAACCTGTTAATAGTCCAAGGCGCACGAGAAGCGATCTTACGGACACCGATACGACCATCAGTGTATTTCGACTTCTTCTTGTCAGACCGTTCATTCGGACCAACTCGACGCTTATAAACAACTTCGAACCAAGCAAACCCATACGACAAGAAAGACAGGGCTTCAGCGACATGATCGTCTAGGGAATGTTCCATGTCGTCGAGGACAGATTTAACAAAGTCAGCTTCAGCTTTAGCAGCATCACTGTCGTTAGCAGGCTTAACTTTGAGGGTAACATCTCGAAGAACTTGTTCAGCAGAATACATAACAGCACCAATAGTGCTATCATTGTCACGCATCTCACGATACTTACGGATAGCCTTACGGCCCCGAAGCTCCGGCAGAAATTCATCGGCTCGAATCTGACCGTTATGGGTATTATCACCAGCTACGCCTAGTATCTTGGTGGACTGTGTTTCCGACAAACTCTTCGCCATTATTCTTATCCAGTTATTTGCGAGATAGCCCCTTAGAAGATGAATAGGCGAGTGTCAGTTGGGGCTTCTGAATGCCTTTAAGTGAGAGGTCTGTTAAGGCCCATACACAGGCATCCAATCTATCAGGTGAACCAATCGACCCTAGTGGTTCCCAAGTTCTCATTTGAGTTTCTAGTTCGTTGAGGTTAGCCCCATCTTCGGGGTTGCTCACATGCTTAACCAGACCACGTTCATATAGGGCAGAAATAGGTTCAGCACGGGCATACTTACCACGGGAAGCATGGACCAGTTTTACAGGGACTGTCTCATCTTCACCGTGTAGTGTAGTCCTTACCATATCTCCGCCTTGGTTTTTCTCAGCAACGATACGGTCAGCATTATATTTATGATATAGTGAAATAGCTTTAGCTGCCCACCCTTGAGGGGACAGCTTTTCTGTGTAGTCGCCCAATACATAGGAGATGCCATTAACATCAACCCCTGCGACAACAATACCCGTCATGTCACTTTCTTTATTAGCTGTGACAGCGGGGTCAATAGCAACGACAATCCTATTAAGGTGGGGGACATCCTCAGCCTTAATCTCAGCTTTCTCAAGCATGTCAGTGTTCCAGAGAGCACCTTCGGCCTCTTCTAGAACCTCAGCATAAAGTTCCTGACGACCTAGACGAGTTCCCTCATACTGAGCCTTAACAGCTTCAAGGTAAGTTCCAGCAAGGTTAGCAGCATTGTCAAAAGTAGAACCACCAGTAACAAAAGTCTTGCTATCCTTCATCAGACGACGAACTAGCTTAGTTGGTTTAGGGGTGGTAGTAACGACAATACGGGGATGTTTACCTAGACGCATACAGAACTGCAACATATCCCAAGTGTCAATGTCTTTGTTCCAAGCGGCAAGTTCATCACACCAAGCAATCTCAAACTGGGGACCACGGAGACGTTCAGGTTCCTCAGCAGAGAAGAACTGAACAGTAGCACCATTTTCCCAAGTGAGTGTCCGCTTAGTGGGGGAGTATTCAGGGAAGCCCATAGCTTTACCCTTGTAGGTCTTATCACCCTTCCAACAGACAGAAAGGAAGCCAGACTCACCTTTAACCATAACCCGTTCAATATCAGAGTTAGTAGCAGCTACAGCAGCAATACGTTTCTTACCAAGTTTAACTTGTTCCCTGACCCACTCAACACCAGTGCGTGTCTTACCAAAACCACGACCAGCATTGATGAACCAAGTATTCCAGTCACCATCAGGTTCTAGCTGTGCATCCCTAGCCCAAAAGTTCCAGTCATGCTTAAGCTCTTCAGTCTTCTGAGGGCCTAGAGCCTCAAAGAGTTCCTTCACCTTTTGGGATGGTAAGGATCGTAGGGTGTCAGCCGTTATCTGTCTCTGTCGGGTCATTATCCTTACCAAGCAATGCCATCAGTGTGTCGATAGCACTCTCGTCCATGTCGGGGTCAACATCTTGTTCAGCTTCAACTACAGTGTTGGTTGGAGACCACCCACCCTTACTACGAAGGAAGAGTTCTTGGCTCTTGAAAGTGATACCCTCCTTGGGGTCACCATAGAGAGCTTGTTCAATAACCCTCTTACCTACTGCACCGTTAATCCGAGCACGTTCCTTATGGATGAAGTCACCATAAATCTTGTAGAGTGTGCTCAAGGATTTTGGGGCATCCTGTAGATGCTGCATGGAAGCAATCATATCACGAATACCTACACCACCTTCGATGCAGTCTAGGATATGCTTCTCAACTGTCTTGGAATATCTGAGTTGGTTGGAGGCCATTGGTTTAATCCTGACTCTAAAGGATAACGTAAGTTACATCCTCAAGCGGCATTGATATGCCTTAACGACAATAAATAATATTAAATATGGTTAGAGAGTCCTGTTCAGGTAGTCACCTCTAAGCCCCTAACCATCGGCAAGACGACAATCCTACTTATGTGACGTTGCTTGTCTTGGTTGATTAGGAGTTTAGAGCTGACTAACTTACGTTATAACTTAAGTATCAAATCTTATATGTGTATTATATATCATAATCAGTTTGATACTATAGTTATAACTTAAGTATCTCTCTCTATCTACTATATAGGGGCTTTTTTTAAGATTTGTCAACCAAAATCTTTCACTTTTTGTTACAAAAATGATAACTACCTGAAATAAAACGATTCTTTTTTCTAAAAAATTCACTCTACTTAAGGTCAAAACTTAGGATTTTGCAACCTGTGTTTGTAGGTCGTGTGATATGACTCCGTGTAGGTGGAGTGTTGTTCGGTAGCAACAGGTCAAAAGTATTTTCTTCTTTTGG